AGCATAAAACTGATGTTGATAAAGTTGAGAAAGATGCTGCCCTTGCAGCAATAGAAAAAGAGAAACAAGTAAGAGATGCTAAGCTAACTTTTGCTAAGGATACAGTTGATGGCTTGACTAACTTAGGAGGGATGCTAATCAAAGACCAGGCTAAGCTAGCCAAGTTCAACAAGGCCTCTGCTCTTATTCAGATTGGTATAGATACTGCTAAGGCTATCTCTGCTTTGGTAGCAGCTTCCAACTCTAATGCTTTGAATGCTGTAACAGGAGGAGGTGCAGGTATTGCACAATTTGCATCAGGTATTATTCAGATAGCTACAAACATAGCTAAGGCTAAGCAACTATTAACAGCTCCATCTACACCTGTAACATCAGGAGGAGGTGACACTGGAGGAGGAGGAGGAGGAGGTAGCAATACAGCCACTATGATACCTCAAGCAGCTCAGCTGTTTGGCTCATCAAACAATGCTAACACTATGAGCCCAGGAGGATCTACTTCAGCAGGTGGTGGTACTAATATGATGGTTACAGCTGTGGTATCAGAGACTCAGATAACAAACGTGCAAAAGAAAATAAACATGATCAATAAAAACTCAGAGCTATGAACAGTCTACAAGCAATAATTAACCACATCACAGCATTCTATACAGCCCATAAGCAAGTATTCAAAGTAGGCAGTGACTTCAAAGAACAGCTGTATAACTTTGCTACTCAGAATGAGAAGTATCCCCTGGTGTATATCGTGCCTAGTGGAGTAACACCTACTGAAAATACTACTGAGTTTACCTTTGATATCTATTGTTACGACATCATCCAAAAGGATAGAGCTAACATCATAACTATTCTTAGTGATACTCAGCAGATCCTTAATGATTTGTACATCTACTATATGGATAGCACTGACTATAGCTTTGATGTGGTAGGTGTTCCTAGCTTTACACCCTTGAACAATGATCTACTAGATTACGCTGCAGGTTATCAGATGACTATTACACTAACAGTTAATGACTGGACTGATTGTGCTGTGCCAATCTAAACAAATCACTTTGATAATATAATATAGTTATGGCAAATAATACACTACAACAAATAGCAACAAATTTAGGAGTAACAGGTTACGATAATAGTAGCCTACTCATTGGCATAGCTGAATACTATGGTGTTAATCCTAATCACTCTAAGTGTCTAATGTATGATATCTTAGAAGCTCAGGGTGGTGATGCTGCTAACTCTAAGAATTATATGGAGGATTTAGTGGTAACATTAGGTGGCAATCATGATACACTCAATGTAATAGAAGCTTGGGAAAACGCAACAATATAAGCTATGGGATGGTGGGGTAATTGGAGGCAAACAGCTCCAGCACATATAGGCGACTTACAGCCAACTGATCTACTAGACTGCACCTCTATCATTGGTGGGGTGGAAGTTAATAACACTATTACAGGAGCTCAGATAATTGCAGCAGCTAGTGGTGGTGGTGCTGTATGGGGAGGTATCACAGGTTTACTACCTGCTCAAACTGATTTACAAACTGCATTGAATGCTAAGCAGGATACTCTAGTATCAGGCACTAACATAAAGACAATTAACTCTACATCATTGCTAGGTAGTGGTGATATTACTATATCAGGTGCAAGCCCTTACACTACAATTGGAAATGCGACCGGTACATTAATTAACAATTCTACCACGAACACCATTAGTGCATCTATCCTTATCCCTAGCAATACATTAGTAGCTACAAAAGTTCTACAACTAAGGTCTCAAGTTCGTAAGGTAGGAGGATCAGGCACAGTCAATGTACGTTTTTACATTAACACGATTAACAGCTTAGTAGGTGCTACTCAGATAGCTCAAGGTTTAAATATGACAGGCTCAGGGCTTATGCAAAGAGTAGGAAGAGATATCTATATCACTAATAACAGCATTCAATGCTACTCACCTTTTAACGGTCTTGCAACCGATTTAAATAGTGGCCCTATGACTAACGTAACTTATGTACTTGCTACACCTTACTACCTTATAGCAGCAATACAATGCTCTACTCTATTAGACGATGGTACAATAACAAGGCTAAACTTAATGACTTACTAAAATGGCGAATTACCCTGTATCTGGAACTTTCAATGTGCTCTATCCTACTCGTAGGAAAATGGCAGCCATATTAAAGAAAATAATAATGTCTAATGGTCTATTTCAAGAGGGAACTTTAGTAGATAGTATACGGATAAATGCTCAAGTGCCTGCATTAGGTGACATAGAAATTGAAATAATAGCCATGTATTACTTTATCTTTCTTAACAATGGTGCTGATTTGTGGAATGGTGGTAGAATTGAACCGTATGATTTGGTGAGACAGTTCACACAAGAGCTAGATGCTGCAGGCATTACTACTGAAATATACAGTCAATACACTGAATGGCTTACACAAAAGTATCCTATAATGGATGTTGCTAGAATTTTTGAAGGTCAAAAATCTATCGTGTACTCATTCACCCCTATTGAAGCTCCTGCAGGTTTTACACCTGGCTTCCCCTTAGATGTCTAATTCTTTTTTCATCCCCAATATATTGAATACATAAGTAAGGGGTAGAGCTCCTACTGCTTCCGTTTTAGTTATATCCCCATCAGTAAGACCATAGATCATACGCTCCCAACTCCACTTATTAGACTTTACTTCCTTTTCTATTTCTTTAATCTCTTCAGGTTCCATGGCTGCCTTATCCTCTTCAGTAAGCTCATCCTCTGCTTCGTTGAATAAATTAGAATATACATCTAAAAAATTCTGCTTAAACTTTAGGAACTCAGCTACTATGCCATAGACCTCAGTGATTGGTAGATCTAGAAACTTCTCAGCTCTAGTATTGATGTCATAGTCATAAGTCTCAAGCACTACCTCACCCCATTGATTTACCTTAGACTGCCTGTATAGGATAGCACATATCTTATCTAGGTTAGTGTGGTAATTATCATTGAAGTAATAGTCCAGGTCAATGTACTCAAATAGGCACAGCTTCGATAATGGTTTAATTTGCATCCCTAAGAGCTCATGCTTATATTGTTTAGATGGCTGAGACATGGCCCACTTCAACTGAGCAACCATTTCAATCATCTGATCTAAGTCTAGCTCATCTATCTCATCATAGCTCATCTCGGTAAGTATAGCCAACATATCACTGTTGTAACCATTTACTCCCTGAGTTTTATCTATCTGTGATATCTCAATAAACTGCTCAAGGCTGATATCACTCCACTGCTTCGGTAGTAACATCTTCAACTTGTTTAGCTAGCTTGTTAGTGATAAAGAGTAAGTAAGGGATAGCTATGTTAGCCTTAAGCTCTTTAATCATTTTAGCCTTAAGTTTAAGGTGAGCTTCTGCATAGTGTTCAGTGGAGGTAAGATCATCCCTCTTAAAGAAAATTGCTAATACATCTGAGATATATCCTTTAGGTTTAGCTATGGCTATCTTCTCAATTAGCTTAGTATCTCTTACTGTAAGCTTCATCTCAGCTGTATAGCTGTATCCTGCTAACTCTATATTAGAGATGGTGGGGTACTCAATCTCAGGGATACTGTTAAACTGGTTAGTGTACTCAATAAAGTCAGCCACATCTACATCATAGAACTCACTTTCAGCTACGCCTAAGCTAGCAAAAATTTGTAAGTGCCTATCTACAGCATCAAGCTCCTTGTTATTGCTAAGCTCGGTTATTACTTCAAACTGCTCTATAGTCAGCTCGTCAAGGTGGTTAGGGATATCCCTTCCTAAAATAGTTATCATAGTTATAATTTTTTTACAAATATACAATTTATTTAATATAGGTATGGCAAAAGATAATTTACCTATTTATAAAATTACTATTGATCCTGAATACTCTGAAAATGGGGAGGACTTAGGCATAGAACAAATTGCTTTTACATCCACTCCTGCTATTAAAGTAATGGGTATGGCTTTCAATTCTCAGGCTAAGAAAATGATATTTAAGGATAATGTAAAGTATAGAATAGTAGCACCTGCTCTTATCCCTATGGAGATCTATCGTAAAGATGATGAGGATGGTAAAGAGTACTATGTATCATTCAGCAAAGAAGAGATAGAGAAGATACATTCTAAGTTTATGAAGGATATGTCTAATAAGGATCTCTTTAACCTAGAGCATGATACTACTGAGACAGTGCCAGCATATATTTTGGAAGCATGGATTGTAGATAGCCCCCTAAAAGATAAAGCATATTCTAGTTTTGGTATAGAGGTTCCTACCGGTACCTTAATGGTAACAGCACAGGTAACTGATGTTGAGTACTATAACCATCTAGTAGATAATGACCAGGTAGGCTTCAGCATTGAGGGATACTTAGGTATGAAATTAAAAGCAGAAACACAATTAAAAACCAAAATAAATATGAACAGAAAAATAAAGATGAACGCTCTACCTGATGGTGAGCATACTATCGATGGTAAAATCTATGTCGTTGTAGATGGTGTAATCACGGAGATTCGTGAAGCAGCTATGAAAAGTAGAACAAAGATGAACGCTCTACCTGACGGTGAGCACACTATCGACGGCAAAACTTACGTAGTAGTAGGTGGTGTAATCACTGAGATACGTGATGCTGCGTTAGAGGATGTAACCGAGGAGGTAACTGAAGAGGTAACACTAGAAGATACTGTAGTAGAAGAAGAAGTAGTAGAAGAGGAAACTATGGCTGTAGATCCTGCACTAGATGCTGAGGCAATACTAGCAATAGTTAAGCCTGCATTAGATGCAGAAGTAAATAACATAGTAGCTATGATAGCAGACCTAAAAGCACAATTAGAAGAGGCTTTATCTGTTGATGGTGAAGAAGAGGTAGTTGAGGAGGTTGTAGCTTTAAGCGTACAACAAAGATTAAGTAACTTTATTAAATTTAACAATCAATAAAAAAAACAAACAATGAGAAAATTAAGATTTGACTTAAACAATGGAGCTAATGCTCAATTAACACCTAATGCTGAGGCATTCTATGCACAGGCTTATTTAGGATCATCTGATATCGTAGATAACTTTCGTACTTTACCATCAGTGAAATTTGAAGTAGCTTTGGGAGCTGTTACTTTTGGTGACATCCTTCAGCCTTCTAACTGTGCTTTTACTGCACCTACAGATACTTTATCTGCAAAGATTATGAGTGTATGTGCTCTATCTGCAATGGCTCAGATTTGTCAATTTGAATTAGAGCAATCATTCGTATCTTTACAAATGGCTCAAGGTTCTAATGGTGATTTCACTGTAGCTAACTTCATGAACTTCTACTGGAGTGAGATGGCTAACTCTATCAATGGATCTATTGAGTCATTGAGATGGCAAGGTGATAGCTCTTTACCTCCAATTGCTCCAGGTGTACCTAACCCACTATCTTTGTGTGATGGTTACGAAGTACAATTGGGTGCTGATTTAGCTGTTATCCCTTACGCTATGACACCTACACCTACTTTTGCTCAGTTATTAACTGACTTAGAGGCTGCATTTGCTTTAGTACCTGCTAACATTGCATCACGTACTGCTGACTTGCGTATCTACTTACCAACACAATTGGTTAATATCTACCGATTAGGTGTAGCTAGTGGTAACACTAACGCATATATCACTCAAGATCTATCTTTGACTTACTTAGGTATTAAAATAGTTCTTTGTCCAGGTATGAGTAACGATACTCTTGTAATTACTTTGAAAGATAATCTTATCTATCTTTTTGATGCTGAGTCTGATCCATCAGATCTACGTGCAGTGAACTTATCTGATACTGTTGCTGAGCCTTACTTGAGAACTCGTGCAAATATGAAAGTAGGCTTTAACTATGTTAACCCTACAGATATCGTTTTCGGATCTTAATTATTAATTCATAGAGGGGCTACGGCCCCTTTGTATAAAACTTAAACATATGCCCAATTTATGCACCGCTTTGGAGGGAATCCAAAAATCTTGCGACAATAATTCAGGGGGAATTTATCAGGTATGGTATGTACCTCAGGATAGTATTGATGTAGTAACTACTAACACAACTTACCCTGATTATGAGGTAACAGCTATTACTTTATCACCTGCTGCACCTACTACACAATTCACTAGCTTTTTTGTTCGCAGAAACACATCAAACTATACAGAAGAGACTGCTGCTGATCTTATCAATGGCTCTACTTTTGTAACTCAAACTATTAACCTAGTATTTCACAGAAGAGAAATGGCTAAGTCTAATGCTCTTAAAATTTTAGGATCAGGACAGCAGTATTTATCAGCTGTAGTTTTAGATGCTAATGGTAAATATTGGTACTTCCCATACATGCAGCTTACTGCTACAGGTGAAGGATCTGGGGTTGCCAGAGCTGACGGTTCTAAGTACACCGTTACCACTGTTGCTGAAAATGAGCAGTTGGCCATGGAAGTAAATCTACTTAATCCTGCTGCTTACACACTTTTAGGTTTAGTTTAATCTACTGCCTCTCTAAAATTAGCCCTGCATATTGTGGGGCTTTTTTTATTTCTAAACATTTGCCTAACATCATATAATATAGTTATGATATACATTGAGCAGGGCGTGATTAACCAGGTAGTGCTAACCTTAACAGAGGTAACTACTGTACCCACCCCTCATTATCTATTTGCGTTCACTAATGAAATGAATACTACTAGCAGTACTCAGTTATTTACTACTGCTGATACTAGCTTATGGCCTGAAAGATACAATCTTTTTGTACTCAACGAACCAGTAGACATCATCTTAAAGCAAGGGCAATTTATTTACCAAGTTTATCAGAGTTCAGTACCCTATGTACTACCATTAACTATTGCACAATCCACAGGGATAGTGATAGAGGAGGGTAGAATGGTGGTAAGTGGGCCTGTAGGAACTTCAATATACGATTAATTATGGCATGGTATAGCAATTTTTTTAAGACAGCAAGTAAAGGCCCTGAAGTGGTAGAAGGCTACCAATCCTTTAGCACCCCATTTTTACCTGTGGGCCCTGGCAATCTTACACTCCCTTATGTAGATAGTAGATATTCTGCTAACATGTGGATTAATTTTGGGGCTGATAATCTCTACCCTAGTCTACTCAATCAAATGTATTACTCATCACCTTTGCATGGTGCCATTGTGGACTTCAAAACTAATGCAGTTATCGGTGGTGGCTTTGCCCTTAAGACTGATTTGCTTACTACTGTAGAAAAATTAGAGCTATACACTTTTGAAAGAAAAATTAATCTTAAGCATATTGTTAAGGCTGCCACTAAGCAGTTAATCATTCATAATAGGGTGTACTTTAAGATTTGTTATGGTCAAGGCAAAAAGATTACTAGGATAGAGAATGTATCTCCTGAGAAGGTAAGAATAAGTGCAGATAAGAAAATGTATTTTATTTGTGATGACTGGTCACGTAGGATAGGCATACAAGAGATTAAACCATATCACATAGCTAACACTGACTATGAGCAACTATACTGCTATGAGATTAAATCTATAGGCCAAGACCACTATTCTTTGCCCCAGTACAGCTCCTGTCTAAATTTTGCGTTTCTTTCAGGCGAGCTTTCGTACTTTGCTAAGTCTAATATCCAAAACTCAGTTTTCCCATCATTTGCTATGATGTTTCCAAAAAGACCACAAAGTGAGGAGGAGAAGCACATGATCAAAGAGACTATAGACCGTATGAAAGGAGCTGCTAATGCAGGTAAAGCTGTAGCGTTCTTTGCTAATTCTGCTGAGCAGTTACCTAAGATAGAAGCAATGCCTACTAATGGTAATGATAGTCTATTTCAAGAAGCTTCACAACTTAACACTGAGCAGATATGCTTTGCTCACACAATAGATCCTATTTTGATGGGTGTACGTACTACAGGATCATTAGGTGGTGGTGCAGATATTAAGCAGGCTTATGTTATTTTTGAAAAGAATGTAGTAATGGAGCTTAGGAGCTGTGTTCAACATATTTTCAACGAGTTACTAACAATCTCTAAGATACCTGCCGAATTTACTATAAATAACTTCCAGGTTATAGATGAGTCTATAGTAGAGTTAGAGGGTGATGCTTCTAGAATAAACAATCTTATCAGTGCTATGCATCCTACAGTAGCTCAGAAGATATTAGATAATATGACACCAAACGAGATAAGAGCTCTAGCTGATTTACCTCCCATTGAAACAACCCCAACAATAACACCTACTATCTGATGCTATACTTCATAACTGAAACTTATCTAAAAGTTAATACACCTATTACAGCCAATGTGGATGTTACAGATGTAACACCATACATAGCTACTCAGGCAGCACTAAGAGTACAGCCTATATTAGGCACTACTTTCTATAACTATTTATTAACTCAGTATAACAATACAGCACTTAATCCTGATGAGATAAATTTAGTAGAGTTTATTCAACCTGTAATTGCATGGAGATCTGCTGAAGATGCTGTTTTTGGTTTGACTTACCAACTTAAAAATAAAGGTTTGCAAACACAATCAGGTGACTACTCAGCTAGTGTATCACGTAATGAGGTGGCCTTTGGTATGGAGCACTATGCACAGAAGGCTAGTTTTTTTGAGCAGAGACTTATTAGATGGTTGCTAGTTAATAGAAACCTATTTCCTCAGTTCATATCTACCACTAATTTAGATACTGATTTACGGCCTATGTTTAACAACTGCAGCTGCATTACCCAATGGCAAAACACTTGCACTGGCTTATGTGGTAACTTCAGAGAGAACGGATATAATAACTCTATTCTTATTCTCTAATGAAAATACAGTTAGCTATCTTACTATCATCAATACAAAAATCAATCATACAAATATTAGCAGTGGTAGGTTCTTTCTTTTTGCCTATCTCAGGTATATTATTCTTAATTGGGTTTGCTATTTTTGTAGATACGCTAACAGGGATATGGAAGTCTAAAAAACTAGGGTTACCCATTACATCTCGCAAGCTTTCAGCTATAGTATCTAAAT